TTCTCTCGCAAGGTAACCCATGTTTAAACACAACAATCAAACAATCCCACTCGATACTCCATTCACCATTGATGGCACATCGTACCCTTCTAATTGGTTACGCTTAACAAGCATGGCTGAGAAGCAAGCGGTTGGCATTGAAGAAGTAGCGGATGTGACTACAACGTATGACGATAGGTTTTATTGGAGTGTGGACAATCCTAAACAACTTAATGACGAAACCATAACACCCGAACAAGGTGACCCTTATGTGCAAAAAGGGTTGAAATCAAATTGGATTGCACAAGTCAAGGACACGGCTAACAAACTATTGGCTCAGACCGATTGGATGGTTATCCGCAAAGCAGAGCGAAGCATTGACATCCCTAGCGACACTACAACCTACCGCCAAGCGGTGATAACCGAATGTACAAGGTTGGTTACTGCTATTGGTAGATGTTCGGATGTACCCGCTTTAATTGCCGTGGTAATTGCACAAGAATGGCCTAAGTAATGGACATCGATCCCGTCAAATACGGAGTTCTTTGGCAAAAGGTCGAGAACATGACCGACAAGGTGGACAAACTTGAGCGCGACATGGAAACCTTGATTGCTCTTGCTAACAAAGGGCGTGGTGGCTTGTGGATGGCTATGGCTTTTGTGTCGGTTATATCAAGCGTTGTGGGTTATGTTTCCCACCTATGGGGGCGGTCATAGACCCGTTTACCATTGCTTTTGGTGCTATCTCCGCTATTAAGTCGGGGGTTGCAATGTATAAGGAATACAAAGCGTTGGGAAAGGAAGTATCTTCAATAGCAATGGAGATTTCGGGCGGTATAGCCAAGTTTTTTGACGCACAAGGGCAAGTCAAGGAATTGGTAGCCGAACAAAAGAAAAACCCACCCAAGTCTAAGTCGCTCAAAACGCAAGCAATGGAAACGGTTGTTAAACAAATTGAGTTGGAACGCCAAGCCGCCGAGATGCGTCAATTTTTAATCTATGAAGCCGATGCAAGTTTTAACGAAATGTGGAATCGGTTTGAAGCAGAGTTAAACAGGCTTACCCGTGAAAAAGATAGGGAAGAAGCCAACGCAAAAAAAAAGCACAACAGACAAGTCTACGCCGTCAACAGATGTGGGATCGGTGGGAAATTGGGATTGCTTTGTTTATTGCCATCTTTGTCATTGCAATGGCGTTTGGGGGGCTTATGTGGTATATCCATGAACAGGCTCAAGAAAAGAAAAAAGACCGTTTTAGCCGTCAGGAATTTGAGAAACGATGGGTTACGGATAAGCGGACAAAAGAATGTTGGCTTGAATATCAATCAACGGGGGAAATCCCCACTTATTGCGTAAAGGATATTAAATGATTGGATTAGATTCACTTTTATCTATTGGTGGTAAGTTAATTGATAAACTTATCCCCGACCCCGAAGCCAAAGCCCGTGCTAACTTGGAGTTGGCAAAATTAGCCCAAGATGGCGAATTGGCAAAGATGGCTAACGAGACTAAAATGTTTGAGGTTGATCAAACCAACATAACGGAGCGTTGGACGGCAGACATGGCATCGGACTCTTGGTTATCCAAGAACATTCGTCCCCTTTCACTTGTAGCTATTTTTCTAGGATATTTCTTGTTTGCCATGATGAGCGCGTTTGGACTTAACGCCAATGAAGCATACGTTCAATTGTTGGGTCAATGGGGAATGTTGGTAATGGGGGCTTATTTTGGGGGTAGAACTATTGAAAAACTAGCGGAAATGAAGAAGAAATGAATTTATCCACGCATTTTACTTTAGAAGAATTAACACACACGGATCATCGTGAATTGGAGAACATACCAAATGAATCAGAAATTAAAAACCTTTATCGATTGGCTGAGTTCCTTGAAACAGTCAAAACCGTACTTGGCGGTAAGCCGATTATGGTCAACTCTGCGTTTCGGTCGGAAGCCGTAAATACAGCCGTAGGATCAAAGAACACCTCTCAGCATAGGGTAGGGTGCGCCGCCGACCTGAGAGTGCCTGAGATGACTCCTGATGCCGTTGTAAAGGCTATTATTGCGTCAGGGATTGGATACGATCAAGTTATTCGAGAATTTGACCGTTGGACGCATATTAGCGTACCCAACACGGCGGTTGCACAGCCGCGTCGCCAAGCGTTAATTATTGATAAATTGGGAACACGGGTTTATTCTTGAATTAATAACATCATCCAAACCAACAGGAATAGGAACAACATTCCTACGGCACACCCAATACCAAGAACGGTAACAAGAATAATCCAATTAGTCACGTTTCATGCGCCTTATAAATATGGCAAAGGATGCGGTGGTATCTCCCCCATTAGTCAGTTTGTCAAATTCTTTAGCCACTTCTTCAATTACGTCGTTTCTTAATTTATCGTAAAACTCTTGAGGCGACATTTCTTTATCCTTATAAAAAGATTTGTTTAATCTAATATTAAGTTCGTTAAGGCTCTCCAAACTCTTGCTCTGCTTTTTCAAAATCATTTTTAAACTTCCTTTGTATGCAAATAATGTCTTTTTCAGACAAAAAATCCAAGATGGATTCATCGTTTAAGCATACATCGAAGCCATATTCATCGAACGTTGCAATTAACTCAGACGCATTGGGGTAATCCCTATCAAAGTCTTCGTCTTCGGGCAAGTTGGGTAAGTCGGCTACATCTATTGAAATCATAGTAAAACCTTTTGGATGGGTGAAACGTGCCACTCTCTTTCGTTACGCCCTGATTTAGATTTAACCGTTCGACCCGTTAAGGCAATTTGCCCTTGGCGTCGCAACTCGATTAATCGCCTGGAAACCTGATTGCTATCCAACCCCGTCAATTTGGAAATGCCGTCTTTACCTAATGCGCCGTGTTTTAACAAGCACATAAAGATAACGGATTGGTGTTGTTTGGCAGATTCCTTGACAGACTCCGCCGCTTGGTAACTTGTGATTGGGTCGGTTGACCGTGAAAGTGGTTCAAAATGGCGCATCATCTTCATTTCCTTGGCTAAAAGGTTTGTTAGGTGCGTATTCTTTAGGTTCGTAAGCGTTAGCCCAACCGTCCCAACCACCTTTTATTACGGGCAAACAATCAATTTTTATCTTGAAATCACCCGAATTGCTATCTTGGAAAAGACCACCAATTTCAAGGTATCGTTTCTTTTCAACACCCGTGGCTTTGTCGGTGTATGTGCCTAAAATTACTTTTAAAACTTTAATTTTCTTTAAATCGCTCATGGTTGACTTTCTTTTGTGTGTATAATTAAATTACACAACAATTTTTCTTTGTCGTTGTGTAAAATCAGAGTGTGAAATGTTTTGGTCGTAGCTCCAACTACGACCATTTTTTTTACGTTTGGCTTTCAATGTAGTTGGTGAATTGCGTGACTTTTTCCAACATTTCTGACAAAAACTTCTTTATTTCTATTTCCATTTCAAGCACAAATTTATCATCACGATTAACACGTTTGACAAACAATTGCGCTTTGGGTGGAAATCTTGGATCGAATACGACGTAATCACACCATTCCCGATTCGTGCAGGCCATTTGCATCTGCATTTGAATAAAATATTTGTTTGGCACGTTACCCGTTAAAATTGTTTCCATCATGGTGTTGGAATTGGGGCATTTCACTTCAATGCCGCCAAACAACCCCACCAAGCCGTCAGGAGATGCCCCTGCGCGTTCAATCGTTGGATGGGGTACAAACCCCACTTCCTCAACCAAAACGCCCTCACGCGCCTCATACGCACTTCTAGCAAAGGGTTCTTGAGCTGTGCCCCACTCCATTGCGGAATTGGAATAAGACTCGGCTTTTTGACCAGTTACCACTTCCAAGACCAATTGGGTCATGTATGCGTCCCGACTTGCGGAATAGCCCGTTTTTGTCCGCGCCATCACATCTGCAACTCGTGAGGCGGTTACTTTGCCCAGGCGTTGCGTAAACCATTCTTCCGTGCGTTGCTCATCCATTTGTTTTCTCCTTTTTTGCTTTTTCAATACGTTTTTTCTTGGCAGCAATAATTTGAATAATGAGTGCTTGGTCACCCATGCAAGCATCGTGCGCTAAAGCATATACTTTGGCTAATTCGTCAGAATTGGCAGACCCCTCAATAGCAGCAAGGTGATCCTCAAGGTTAACCTTTGGGTGTACCTTAAGGTCTACCTTACGGGATGCGGCGTTACCATCATCATCTTCGGGAGCAATACCGCAAGCAGACATAAGCGAATAACGTCGTGCGTAAGTTAATGCCGAGCCGTACCCTTGGGGATCGTTTTTGCTTGCAGGCACAAATAATTGACCGCAGTTAAGCATTTCACCTGATTCGTGAATAAACACGGTTTCCACAATTACGCCATTGGGGTCAGGATGGTTTTGTTGAACAAGGGCTATACCGTGGTCGTTTAAAGCGTCTATGACCGCCTCAATACAAGCGGATAGGTCAGCATAGCGTGAACGAAAATGAGGGTTTGTAGCGGTCTTTAAAGCAGGGCCAAACGCCTTTTGTGCTTTGACCAAAGCAGATGCAATGTTTTTCATAATTCGATGCTTTCAAGTGTGGTGGTTACGTCGTGGAGTTGGTCTTTTAAAATGTCGATTTCTTGGCATAACTCAATAATGTGATGTTGAAGTTGTCCAATGTGGTAAAAGTTTTTAAATTCGGGAGCAAGATATTCGTTGCTTTTTTGTTGGCAATCCGCAATGATTTTGTCGGCTTGGTTCATAAAGGCCGCCAAACTGTCAAATCTAAAATAATGACGATAATTGCCAATATGGTGACAACCGCAAGAGCGCGGTTAAACGTGCGTGGTGGCTTGTGTGGGCCATCAATCGGTGGGTAGTAGGTGTGTTTCATGTTGTGCTTTTTAAGGGCTTGCGCCCCTTTTGGTTTAAGAGTAATTGCGAAGGCAATTTAAGGGAAGGGCTAATTCACCCTTGGCAACTCGACCCGAAGATGGGTCATAAGATTTGAGCTGCGCCCAACGCTCACCGCCAATAATGCGGAAACCTAAGACAACAAACACGCCTGCCTTGTGGCCTGCTACGATTTGATTGAGAGAAAATGTCATTGCTGACTCCTAAAAGACCGCTTGCAAAACGCTACGGCATAAGGGTTATTGTATAGGTTTCTATACGGATTCAAACAATTATTTAATTTATTTTATAGGGAGTTTCCCTAATGTTGCTTTTTATCCATTGTCGAGTAAACTATACGCATGACTAAAGAAGAATTATGCAAACTCGCAGGCTCACAGAGTGAACTAGCCCGAATCTTGGGAATAACCCGTGCGTCCGTCCATCAATGGACTCACGTTCCCAAAGGGCGTTTGTATGATTTGTTGAAACTTCGACCCGAATGGTTTAAAAAGAAGTAAGATGTTGTGAAACTTGGCTAGTCTTAGCGGACGAAAAGAAGATTCATTCCCTTCCTGCCATAGTTTCTTTTTGGAATGTTGACCGATGAATGTAAGGTTTTTATGCACTATTACAAACGCAATTTAGGCGATTACGCCAAAAAAGCAGGCCGCTTAACTATGCTTCAACACGGAGCGTATACGCTTCTTATTGATTCGTGTTATGACCGAGAGATTTTTCCCACTTTAGAGCAGGCACTTGAATGGACTTGGGCATCCACCGAGGCCGAAATTGAGGCCGTCAAGTTTGTTTTAAGTAGGTTTTTTGTTTTGGATAAAGAAGGCCAATATGTGCAAGACAGAATCCTTGAAGAACTGTTGAATTACCACAAAAATGCCGACATAAACAAACGAATCGCTGATGAAAGAGAGGCCAAGCGTAGGGAAAAGAGCACGAACCGTGCACCTATCGTTAACGAACCGCCACCTAACCAAGAACCACTAACCATTAACCAAGAACCATTACCCAATATAAATACATCTATATGTCCGCCTGACGGCGAACTTGCGGTTGATTCAAAATTACCCGATTGTGAACATAAAGCCGTTATTGACCTTTATCACCAAACTTTACCGACCTTGCGTAAAGTGGAAGTTTGGAACGAAACTCGAAAGGGATATTTGCGGCAACGCTGGCGCGAAGTGGCAGACGAGTTGGCACAGACCAAGCCGATTCAAGCACCTGATGTTTTGGAATGGTGGGACAAGTTTTTTAACCATGTTGGCAAATCTAAGTTCTTGATGGGCAAAATCAACGGGCGGGATGGCCGCCAATTCACCGCCGATTTGGAATGGATTTTAAAACCTAGCAATTTTGCAAAAATCGTAGAAGGAAAATATCATGGCTCTTAATAATTTTAATGACAAACCCGTAGAAAACAATTTGGATTTGCGGTGTAGTTTATGCCCCGAACCATGGTCCGTACGCATGGACGGGCACAAACCGATGTGTTCCAAACACGCATGGGAAAAGAAGGACGCGCCT